CCAACTATTCTTGTAAAAGAGCCACGTACCCTTGGCCTGGTACCCCGCGCTGTGTCGAGGTTTCAGGATACGTGTTCACCGCAGTTGTAACGGCTGTGCTGTCTGGTGCACACACCCCCGGTGTTGAGGAAACCGAGTGAACCAGGTACCAATACTAAGAGAATGTGGGACCTCACCACATCCAATTGATGCCAAACCACCTGGCAACTAGCGTCTCGTGACTAACGATGTGCGAACAGATAAAAGAAACCTGGCCATGTTACACCTCTCGCTTTTTGTTGTACGCAGCGCTACTCTGGGAGGACCCCTTCATACAATCGAGCCATAAGGCTCTCCCTGATACGGGTACTGTGCTACAGCGGTGGCTGGTTGGTTTAACCTCCTTCTCAATGCCGTTACCCTTAATTGGCCGCGTTCCCCCGTCAAGGGGATTCACCTTGCGGTTACGACTACATACCACTGGCAGCAAAGATAGGGTGGCAAGCACAGCCGGATCCCCGTACCGGTATATACTACTCCCCGAAGGAGCGGTCCAACCGATCGCTTTCCAACTACTAACCGATTCGTAACAAAGACCAACCCGGCACCGATTAAAGTACCGCCGCAGGCTCTTAGACACCACGCTCAGTCGTTTCGTCCGTCTGATACAATAACACGTCACAGATCTTCAACTAATGACAAGGCCTCATCGAGACTCAGGTAGTTGTCCGACTTGCTAGTATCTAGCAACATATCGTCCAATTCCCTTTCTATGAGGAGCTGCTCAGCGATGGTTAACCCCCACCCCCTTTCAAAGCTGAGCCTTGTCTTCTCGTCTGGTTCTGTAACGTCCACAGAGTCCAAATTGTCCACGTCGACTCCCAAGTACTGATATTCGCGGATGGTTCGTACATCGGCTATCTTTGTGTTTTCCGTTAATTTCAGTAGGTTACGGGTGTACTTCCAAACTATCGGTATACCGCTGCCCAAAGAGGCCTCACACAGCGCTATTCCTCTCAAATACTTCTTGGAGAAAGCTGGTGAGGGTAGGTTGTGATGGCTGGAGGTGGCTTGGCTAAGAACTTTTCTCCAGTCACGAACCATAATGTTACCCCTCTTGGAACATTGCACGGGACCCGATTGCCCAAATCGAACTTTTTCATAGACGCTTACCGGATTCTCCAGAACAATCTCATGACCTGAAACGTACAAAGCTGTATTATGGAATTTTCCCCGAACGAAGTCGACGTCCTTGCCAGACAGGAATATTAACGCATTGTCACCGTCAACCAACATGTCATAAGGGCGTTTTAAGACCCCCATTGTTGCTGTGACGACTGCGCACATGATCAACGAATTGCCCATGCCCGTGTTAAAATCCCCGCTGGCTCTTCCGCCTTC